CGCGCAGCTGCAATACAAGCGATGTTCGCGGCGATAGGCAAGGGGAGAGTTATTGATGGTACTGCCGTCAATGTTGGAGAGACCACTGGAAAGGCTGGAAAGGCTGGAAAGGTCGGAGAACCTGAAGAGTCAGGAGAGGCAGAGCCTGGGCCAGGATCTTGATCTTGGTCTCGGTCTCGATCTTGGTCTCGATCCGAAGTTGCTATCTACCCTTAATGATCTATCGCCTACAGAAAAGCTCCTACTAGATGGATTGCTTTACAACGACTTAATCTGGATGCCGCACCCAGAGAATGTACCGCAGATCCTTGCTTACATAACCGAAGCAGATATTCTGTATTTCGGAGGCGCTGCGGGAGGTGGCAAGAGTGACCTATTGCTCGGGTTATCGGTAACAGCACATAGGAAGTCCATAATCTTCAGGCGAGAATACAAACAGCTCAGAGAGCTGGTTGATCGAAGTCAGGAGATTTTGGAACCGACGCCAGCGAGGTATAATCAGACATTCATGCGCTGGCGGGGTATACCAGGAGGACGTTCCCTAGAGTTCGGGGCAGTACAACACGAAGACGACAAAGAGAACTATAAGGGGCGTCCACATGACTTAAAGGGTTTCGATGAGATACCGGACTTTACACAGACGCAGTTTAGGTTTCTCATTGCTTGGAATCGTTCTACGGATCCTAATCAGCGTTGTAGGGTCGTCTGTACGGGTAACCCACCTACGACTCCTGAAGGAGATTGGGTAGTCCAGTATTGGGCTCCCTGGCTCGACGAGTATCGAATCGATAAGGCTATCCCTGGGGAGTTAAGGTGGTTCGCTTCTATAGAGGGCGAGGATAAGGAAGTCGATTCCGGAGACCCTTTCACGTATAAAGGAGAGACGATCTTACCGCTCAGCCGTACTTTTATTCCGTCTTTCCTAGGGAATAATCCGTACCTTGCAAATACTACATACGAAGCGGTCCTACAGGGACTCCCAGAACCTCTGCGATCACAACTTCTCTTCGGCCTATTTCATCTCCATGAGGGGGATACGCCGAGACAGGTGATCCCTACGGAGTGGATCAAAGCCGCGCAGCGACGGTGGTCAGATCGCGAACCTCCAGATGAGCCCCTAACCTGTTTAGGTGTAGATCCTTCTAGGGGAGGTAAGGACCTAACTGCGTTAGCGCCCCGCACTGGGAACTACTTTCACGAAGTGAAGGAGTATCCGGGGGCGGGAGTCCCTGATGGTCCAGCGTGTGTAGCCCTCGTAATCGAGGCTCTAGGTGAGGACCTTGAAGCCAACATAAATGTGGACGTAATAGGTATCGGGAGCTCAGTATACGATGACTTATTGGCGAATGACTACAACGTCTTTCCAGTTAACTTCGCAGAGGGTTCCGAGGGTACCGATAAGAGTGGGCAGCTAAAGTTCAGAAACGTGCGTGCTGAGGCATACTGGACCCTACGCGAAGCCCTAGATCCAGACGAGGGCAATGATCTAGCTCTACCGCCGGATCACGATATCTTGACAGATTTAGCGGCTCCCTTATGGAGCATGTCCACACGCGGCCTCACAGTGGAGCCGAAGAAGGACATACGAAAACGCTTGCAACGAAGTCCCAACAAAGGGGACGCAATTGCTCTAGCACACTATCAGGCCGTTAGTGGAGTATACTTTAAATGATCAGCTTCAAAGACCGCCTACGGGTTGCCTGGGACATTATGAAAACAGGGTTTCCGAAGGCCTGGTATCATCAAAAGGCCCTACCCTTTGCCTGGCCAGCCTGGAAGCAGGGTGTTCCTGAGTGGCACCTAATAAACCTGCAGAGCTACATCGATGAAGGTTTCACGATGAATTCGTTGGTGTACTCAGCGATTATGTTCAAGGTGCGTGCAGTGGTACCTGCTCCTCTTAGGGCTTTCACTGGAGATCCAGAGTTCCCAGATCCACAACATCCGAATCACGCGCTATCGAAGTTGATCGCTCGGCCGAACGAACATCAATCCTGGAGTGAGTTCCAGGCACAAGCTCAAGTGTACCTTAACTTGGATGGAAATGCCTTCATCTTCAAAGATCATATACATCGGCAGATGTATGCTCTAAGACCAGACCGCGTCTATGTTGTCCCCTCAGAAGGTAAGCCTGCCACGATAATGGGCTACCGTTACGTACCTGAAGGTTGTTCCTGGAGGGACGGATTGCCTATCTTACCTGAGGACATGATGCACATTAAGCTGCCGTACCCCGGGGATCCTCTTGAAGGTATGGGTTATGGTCTGTCACCGCTCGCGCCGGGTTCTCAGGTAACTGACGTCGACAATATGGTTACAGAGTTCCTGAATCTGTTCTTCAAGCGTGGGTCTATGTTGACAGGGGTGCTGAAGTTCAATCAGCCCCTGACCGACGATATAGCCGATACAATTCTTGAGCGCTGGAAGAGTAAATATGGTGGCTACAAGAAATGGGAAACCGGCATCCTAGATCGTGGTGGCGAGTACGAACGCACAGGGCTAACCTTCGAAGAGATGGGCTTTAAGGAGATTGATGCTCGAAACGAGTCTCGCATCCTAGGACCGTTCGGCGTTCCACCTATTCTCATTGGTGCTAAGGTCGGCTTGGATCGTTCGACCTATTCGAACTACGAAGGTGCACGCAAGGCAGTTTGGGAGGACACGCTCGTCCCCGAACTAGCGCTGTTCGAAGCGGAGTACAAGTACCATCTACGTGGGAGAAACACGTTTGTTCAGTTCGATACGTCAAACGTACCTGCCCTACAAAAAGACATCCCGGTGCAGGCGAACGCTGCCTTTACGTTATGGCAAATGGGCGTTCCAGCATATCGCGCGCTGCGAATCAGCGGTCTAAGGTTGGGCAGGTTCGAAGGTGACGATATTCCTTGGGGCGATAGTAAGCAGCCAGCATCTAACGATCAAGGTCCTAGAGCTGATGATGAAGACGATTCCTGGGGTATGCGGTCCCTGGTAAAGCCAGGTGCTGCTCCTAAGTCTAGCTTCGTCTCGCAGCTCAAGTGTGACAACTGTGGAGGGCCCCTCGACGAGGCAGGTGCAAGCTCGGGATCAAACGGTGATGGTGTTAAATTGATCTGCAAATACTGCAGACAGCCTTACACGATTCGTCCAGCATTCGAGTACGTCGAGTAGACCGAGTCCGAGATTAGGGAGGTTCAAATGGGTAAGAATAACAGACCTTCTGAAATGAAAACGCTACCTGCGTTTATTTTGGAAGGGAAACAAGATGACGCTGAAGTTGGCATCGTAGAACACCTGATCTCCGTCTTCGGCGTAGAGGATCTGGGACAGGACGTTTGCCATCCTGGCTCCTTCTCGAAGACCCTGCAGGAAAGAAAGCACGACGTTCGTGTGCTCGACATGCACAACCGGAAGTCAACTTCCGATGCCTTGGGCGTACCATTGGATATCTGGGAGGTCGGCCGAAGCGAACTTCCACAGGAGGTTCTCGAGATGTATCCCGAGGCCACTGGCGGCGTGAAGGCCCGAACGCAGTTCTTGCTAGAGACGCCTGAAGGACATGGCGCGTATGTCCGGCTTAGATCCGGAGCGGTCAAAGAATTCTCTTTCGCGTACGATGCGATCCAGAAGGACTACACGAACAAGAAGAGCGGCGGACGCACCCGCAACCTGCGAGAGGTCAAGCTTTACGAATACGGACCTACCTTGTTCGGGATGATGCCTGGTGCTCGCACTATCGGCTGTAAAAAGCTGGATGGTTACGAGGAAGATCCTGATGATCCTGATCCTGAAACAGGAACAGAAGAAGCAAACAAGAGCGAGGCAAAGGTCATCGACGAGACCGAGACCACTATCCAGATCCGCGTCAAGGACTCGGGCGGCTTTCAGAAGGACTCGATTCGCACGATCTCCATCGACAAGGGGAAGGGGATTCAAGCGCGTATCGGGAAGCTCGAAGGTGAGTCAAGTACAACTATCCAGGCCTACATCTTCGATAAAGAGAAGTGGGACGTTGAGCGCGCGAAGAAATGGGTCAGCGATCACAAGAAAGCGCTCATCATCTTAGTCCCAGAGGCGAAGGCAGAATCCGAGGACGGGTCCAAGAGCGAATCTGGCTCAGGGGACGATGCTGGGGCTGACGCAGAACCAGGTGGGCCTGAGAAGTGCGTCTGCCCTAAGTGCGGACACAAACAAGCAAAGAAACGTGGAGAACCCTGCCGCTCAGTCAAGTGCCCGAAGTGCGGTACGAAGATGGTAGCGGATACAGGGAAGGAAGACGAAGATGCCGAGAAGGAGTCAAAGCCGAAGAGTGCCGACTTGATGTCCCTTCTCGAGATCGAACAAGCTCAGATCGAAATCGCTTTAGAGGCCGGGCCGGCTCGACCACCCACCTCATAGAACATATCAAGGAGGTCAAAGATGGATTGGAAAGAGATGCTGGCCCGTGCCGACAAGCTCTTCGACGAATGCAAAGCCATCGTTGCGAAGGGTGACGACGCCGAGCCTGAAGAGAAAGAACATCTCCAGGAACGAATCAATGATGCTATGGACATCAAGCGCAGGGCGCTTCAGCTCAAGGCACTCGATGAAGAGTCCGCTGCGGTACAATCGGAACTGGAGAGGCTTCGACCTGACGAGCCCAAGGGCAAAGGTCAGGGCGGCGAGCCTGAGAACAAGGGTCAGCCCGGAGCCGGAGCTGAGTCCGCAGAGTTCAAGGACTGGGGAGAGTACCTGCACTCTGTCTGGATGCACAAAGCTCACAACCAAGTCGATCAACGCCTGCAGTGGTTCAAGGAAGATGACGCTCCTGAAGGCCACGAGAGCAAGAACATGGCGGGCAACGTCGGCGCTTCTGGAGGTTTCCTTATCCCCCCGCAGTTCATCCCCCAGCTGCAGACCGTTATGGGAGAAGAGGCAATCGTCCGCAACTATGCCACTATCATCCGCATGGCTAGGCGGCAGATCTCGTTGCCGGTGCTCGATCAGACCGGCACGACTGCCGGAGAGCCTCATTGGTTCGGAGGTTTGAAGTTCTACTGGACCGAAGAGGGAGCCGAAAAGGAAGACTCGGAGCCGAAGTTCCGGAAGGTGAACCTGGTCGCCAAGAAGCTGACCGGTTTGACCTATGCTTCTGACGAGCTTGCGGATGACATGGCAATCTCGCTTGGCGACTTCCTCAGTGGGCCCCTCGGCTTTGCTGGTGGTATCGCCTGGATGGAGGACTACTCGTTCTTGCGCGGCCCTGGAGGTGGACAACCTCGTGGCGTCATCAACGCTGGTTGTACCTTGGTTCCTGCACGGGCTGCCGCAGGGGCTATCGGATATGTCGACTGCATCAACATGCTGTCGCAGTTCCTCCCCAGCGCCAAGGGACGATGGGTCGTATCCCAGAGCGCCATGGCGCAGCTCATTCAGATGAATGGGCCTGCAGGCAATCCTTCCTACGTGTGGCAGCCTAACGCGCGGGAAGGCGTTCCCGGCTATCTGTTCGGGCTTCCCGTACACTGGTGCGAGAAGATGCCGGCACTTGGAACGCAGGGCGACATCTTGCTAGCTGACTTCCGGTACTACGTGATCGGCGATCGCCAGGCCACGACCATCGAAGCGTCGCAGTATCCTCGTTGGATCTTCGACGAGACCACATGGCGTGCCGTCCACCGAGTTGATGGCCAACCCTGGCTGAGCGCACCACTGACGTATCAGGACGGCACTACGCAGGTGTCTCCGTTCGTCGTGCTCGGTGGCCCGACCAGTTAATCCTAACCGTCTTCATGGTTAGCTAAAGTTCATAAGGAGGTAATACGATGAACTACTGCGAAAGATTCACAGAAGTGTGCGATGTCCTTGCAGCGATCTCTCCGCAGACCGCTAACGGGGTAGTTGGCGCACATGCGACAGGTTACGTGAGCCTGGCAGAATATCATCGCGCCTTTGCACTCCTACATCTTGGGGAACCAGGGCAGGGTGCCACTATCGACGTGGCAGTCACCCAGGCCACTGATACCCTCGGTACAGGAGCCAAAGCCGTTGCCGGGAAGGCGCCGAATCAGGCCGTTGCCGCTGATGCAGGTGGTTACATTGGTATCGAGCTCAGGACCGACGAGCTCGACGCCTCGAACGACTTCAACTGTGTCCAGGTCACGGTCACGGTCGGCGCCGCCGCCTACACCTACTCACTCTACGTCTTCGGCCTCGTCCCCCGGTACGAGCCAGTCGGTATCACTGACTTCCATCAGCTGGTCCCGTAGCTCCGTAGCTCCGTAGGCAACAACTCGTGGAGAGCTCCTTCGGGAGCTCTCCACAAGATCCTAGGGTGAAGGAGGATCGAAGTGCCGTACGTAAAACTGACTTGCATAAAACACATCCGTAGAGGCGGCGTGCTGAAGAAGTACCTACCAGGCGATACCATCGAAGTAGGTAGACAGACAGCGGTTGAGTGGATCCTCGACGGATCAGCCGAGGACCCCTACGGTCAAGTTGGACCGCCTCTTCTCGACGAGAAGCAACGTCCTAAGAAGGGGTTCGGGCTCGTAATAAGAACCGAACCAGATAACACTACCGTAAAACGGATGCAGAACTTCGGAAAGCTCGAGAAGTCCTTGCGCGTTACGTACGCACCGCCTCACGTACCCTTCAGGTACACCTGCATCTGGAGACCTGACAGGACCCTAACCCCGCAGCTCCTGAACTACGGCTTCTTACGTATAGTGGAAACTGAAGATCCTTCGGAAGGATGGGACCTAGCCGCACAGCTGAAGAGTTTGAACACTATGGCGCGCGACTTCGGTTCCGATGAAGAGAAAGAGAAGACCGAGAAAGTAATCGGAGATCTTCGCCTTCCAGTGTACGACTCCTGCCTCATTTGGGCACGACGTTCCGAGGCGGCGATAAGAGTCATAGAGGCATGGGCGGAAGAGCTAGAAAAGGGAGCCGACGAGTATCACGCCTTCCTTCGTGCGTTGTATTCCCAAAAAGCTGCACTCTGCACCCTGCCTGTCGACTGGGCTTCTGCCTGAACCCCCAGGGGAGAGGTTAGATGAAAGGTATCCTTTACGTAGCGATAGGGCCTAACGCTTGCAAGGAAGCAGAGATAAGCATTAAGACCCTACGCGAGCACATGCGCCTTCCGATCAAGGTCCTAGGAGAAGATGATTATCGAGGGCCTGCAAGTTTCACTAATGATCAGAAGGCCCATTACCTAAAGGTTACTTCTTTTAAGGGTTCGCCTTTCGATCCGACTTTATTGTTAGATGCAGATACGCGAGTGAAGGACGATCTTTCGCTCGGTTTCAGGATTTTGAAGGCCGGGTGGGAAGTAGTAATGGTACCTAGCCTACCTCCTAAGAATCGACCTGGAGCAGTCCTCTGGCACCTGCAGGAAGCCGAGAGGCGCATAACCCTACAGGAACTAGGTACGTGGAAACACGTAATGTTGAACACAGGACTTATGTACTTTAAAAAGACGAAGCGCGTGCGCAACCTCTTCGAACGGTGGGAGGCAGAGTGGATGCGCTTCAAGGATAGAGATCAAGGCGCTTTCCTACGGGCTCTTAGCCGCGCCCCTGTGGGTATGTTTCTCCTCGGAAAACCTTTCAATAGTGAGGGAGGAGAGGTGGTTGATCATCTCTTCGGACGCGCAAGATGAAGAGACCCATTTCGATAGTTATCCCTACTCTGAAAAGGGAGAAGGGGGCAGATACTGGTAATCAAGCTATTATCTCGGCGGGATGCCAAGTACCAGTAGAGTTGATCGTCTCACTCGATAAGGAGAAGCAAGGGTTTTCGCGCACAGTAAACGCAGGAATAAAGAGAGCAGATCCTGAATCAGACATCTGCATTCTGAACGATGATGTAACTTCTTTTCAATTCGGGTGGCTCGAACAGCTCAGGCGAGGATTATACGTAGATTCACGATATGGCCTGAGCGGGCCCTCAGGGAAGAGCGCAGCGGCTCCGATGAATACTGGAGTTCCAGGAATGCGCGGGTTACAGGTAGTAGATCAGATCTCGTTTTGGTGCGTATTGTTGAAGCGCGAGATGATCAAGGACCTCGGAGTGCTGGATGAAGCATTCATACATTACTGTTCCGACAACTGGTACTGTCACGTGATGTCACGAAGTAACTGGAAGTGCGTCTGGGTAAAGTCAGTTTATCTCGAGCACGCGCATCGCGGATCAGGTATGCAGAGCAAATGGCGTAAGCACGACCGGGCGCTGTTCTTTAGGAGGCTGAAAACTTGAGTAAGCCGAAGATAGTAGTGTACACAGCAATCTTCGGAGGCAAGGACCCCTTATGGTCAGTGCCACCGATAGCGCGTGATGGTGCGACTTATGTTGTACTCACTGATAGGCCTCTTTTTGAGGTCGGCTTGTGGACACGAGACGGCGCATATGGTAGGAGTGCTACTATCCTAGAGGGTACTGGAGAGTTCCCTTCCGCTCCACCTACCTGGGAGCAGCGTAAGTTCAGCATTGACCTTCCAGCCTGGAAGCGGTTCTCGCCGCGCAAGAGGGCTCGTTACTGCAAGATGATGTCACATGCGATCTTCCCGGATGCTGAGTACACGATCTGGGTTGACGGAAACATCCGATTGTTGAGGAGACCAGAAGAAGCCGTAAAGTGGTTGAACACTAATAACATCGCGGCTTTCAAACATCCTGATAGGAGATGCAGCTATGAAGAAGCGTCGGCCTGTTTGGTCTTCGGGAAAGGATCCAAGGATGCGATCATGGCTCAAGTCAAAGCTTATCGTCAAGCCGGCTTCCCTGCGAACTGGGGTCTTGCTTCGACGAGGTGCGTCATCCGAAGGAACTGTGAGGAGATCTCGTTCCTCAATGAGGCATGGTGGAAGGAAATAAGAGAACGTAGCGAACGTGATCAGATCAGTCTACCGTATCTGCTCTGGAAGATGGGTATCCCCTGGTCGCAGATTCCTGGGTCAGCCGTTAGTGGTAGGGACTTCTGGTTCATCATGCACGGTAATTTGCCTTAGAAGAGTTGAACTATGAGCAATATAGTTGTTTACACAGCTGTATATGGCAACTACGAGAAGCCGCTACCGATACGTTGGCCTGGTATTTGCCTGAGCGATTCAGCTAAGTTGAACCCACCGGAGAAGTGGGAGCTGCGTAAGTGCAAGCCGTGGCATAAGGATCCCAGGCGCGCCTCGAGGCACCCGAAGATGTTGCCGCATATGTACTTACCGGAAGCGGAATACTTTATCTATATGGACGCGAATATTCGGCTCCTAGCTGATCCTGAGCTAGTCGTAAATGCATTTCTGCGCGATCATGATATGGCGCTCTTCCCGCACCCGCAACGCACTTGCATTTACGATGAAGGTAGACAATGCATAAAGCGCCGCAAGGCAGATCCTTCAGCTATAAAGTTGCAGCTTGATACGTATGAGCTAGAGGGGTATCCGCGAAAAGCCGGCCTTGCGGCTTGTTGGGTGATCGTCCGGAGGAACACTTCTGCTACCAGAGCGCTCGGTCAGGAGTGGTGGAAAGCATATCTGGAAGGAACCGAACGAGATCAGCTGTGTTTCAATTACGCTTGCTGGAAAGCCGGTATTAAGTATGACGAGATACCCGGCAACTTATTCAAAGGGACAAGCAAGTTCTTTTCGCGTAAAGAACACTAAAAGGTGAAGGTGAAGGAGGTTTGCTAAGGTGAGTGCTGCTAACGAGAAGTACCTAAAAGCCTGTGGCAAGTCAGTAACGAAGGGCGAACGCGAGTATCTCAGGAAGATGGCGGAAGAAGCCCCAGCAGGTCCAGAGAGCTTCATAGTCAACATTGGCGTCTTTAGGGGCGCTACGATGTACTGCCTTAGAGCGGGAGCCCCGAAGGCACGACTGCTTGGAGTTGACATCGCCAACACGAACTTTCCATTGCAGGATCTCGATGCTGAGTTCTTATGGGAGGATAGTACAGTCTGTCATTCGAAAGTGACAGACCCTATCGATCTCATCTTCATCGACGGAGACCACCACTATGCGACAGTCAGGGCTGACATAATTAACTGGTCTCCTAAGGTTAAGGTCGGCGGCGTCATGGTGTTCCACGACTGCTACCCAACACCTGAGGGATTGCGTAAGAACCCGCACATCGCAGGCGTCAATGTAGCAGTTCGGGAATGGTACGACAAGAATCGCGAAGAGTGGGGAGAGGTAGAAGCGGTTGATTCCCTAAGAGCTTTTCGTCGTAAAGCTGCATTCGCGGAGGTGGTTAAATGAGCCTTGACCCCTTCTTGGAGGATTACTCACTCAAACACTTTGTGGATCTGCTGGAGCAGAAGGAACCCTTCTCATTCGCTAGATATGGTAACGGCGAGTGGGGTTGCATCCTGCGTACCGCTAAACGAACTGGTACAGGCTCGCA